ACAGCGAAAAAATTCAGCAAATAAATTAGGGATACCGTTTGATATAACTTTGGAACAAATAGAACAACCCGAACATTGTCCTGTTTTAGGCATTAAATTAAATTATGCTTGGGGAGGAAAAGAGGGACATCTACGTGATCCGAGTAAAGCAACACTTGACAAATTGGTACCTGAATTAGGATATGTGCCGGGTAATGTATTTGTAATCTCATGGAGAGCAAATAAACTTAAATCAGATATGACAATTCAGGAATTAGAAAAAATCTTAAAGTATATGAAAGAGAGAAATTAAATGGGAAAACCGTTTGACGTTAGCCGTTTTAGGCGAGAAATCACTAAGTCCATTGAAGGACTCAGTATAGGGTTCAACGATCCGACCGATTGGATCAATACAGGAAATTATGCACTTAACTATCTTATTAGTGGTGATTTTAACAAAGGGGTGCCTCTTGGTAAGGTCACTGTATTTGCTGGCGAATCTGGTTCCGGAAAGAGTTTCATCTGCTCTGGTAACTTGGTTCGTCACGCACAGCAACAAGGTATCTTTGTGGTTCTCATCGATTCGGAAAATGCTTTAGATGAGAAGTGGTTACACGCATTAGGCGTTGAGACCACAGAAGATAAATTGTTAAAATTAAATATGGCTATGATTGATGATGTAGCCAAGACAATCAGTAAGTTTGTAACTGATTATAAAGCACTTCCAAGTGATGACAGACCTAAAGTATTGTTTGTTATTGACAGCTTGGGAATGTTGCTAACACCAACTGACGTAAATCAGTTTGAAGCAGGTGATATGAAGGGTGACATGGGTCGTAAGCCAAAAGCATTGGCTGCTCTTGTTCGTAACTCTGTTAACATGTTTGGTAATCTAAATATTGGTATGGTTGCAACTAATCACACATACGCAAGTCAGGATATGTTTGACCCAGATGATAAAGTATCAGGTGGTCAAGGCTTTGTGTATGCTAGTAGTATTCTTGTTGCTATGAAAAAACTCAAACTCAAAGAGGATGAGGATGGTAACAAGGTTTCAGAAGTAAATGGTATTCGTGCCGCATGTAAGATTATGAAAACACGATATGCTAAACCTTTTGAAACACTACAGATTAAGATTCCATACGAAACAGGTATGAACCCATATAGCGGACTACTTGATTTGTTTGAGAAGAACGACCTCTTAACTAAAGAAGGTAATCGTTTGAGTTATACAACCAACGACGGAGAAATCTTAAAGATGTTCCGTAAAGGTTGGGAGTCAAATGAAGGCGGTTGCTTAGATACTGTTATGAAGGAATACAGTTCCAGAATTGACAAAGTAGCAGAACCAGTAATTGAATTGGAGACAGTAGAATGAGCCTTAATGCAATAGCCGAAGTTTGGGATGCATTGCGTAATCATATTGATTTGCATGAACGTGCTGATGCCGCAGAAACTTTAGTCAATTATATGATTGACAATAACTTTGAACCCGATGACATTAAAGATGCTTTTCGTGGTGACAAAGAGATTGCTACTGCATTAAAGTACTACGCTGACCAATTAAATGATGATGAAGAATACGAAGAATATAACGAGGATGATGAGGATCAATATTGATGAATTGGTACACTAGAGTTACAAACGACCTTAGTGCCATACCTGATTTTATTACCCATTATGAATCTGAAATAATCAATGCCAAACGTGATGTAAGCGTTTATGGCAACATTGAAAAGAACATTGCGGCATTGCCCGGAATTACTGAACAGAGGTTTAACCAGTTACAAGAGATTGAGGCTGTGTTAAACTATCTGAACATTCAATTACGGAAAATTCGCCGAAAGCATTTTCAAAAGTATTTAGAAGCGTATAATAGAGCATTGACCAGTCGTGATGCTGAAAAGTATGTAGACGGTGAAGATGAAGTGATTGATTACGAAACATTAATCAATGAAGTAGCGTTGTTACGCAATCGTTGGTTGGGCATATTAAAAGGTCTAGACAGCAAGAACTTTATGCTTGGTCATATTACAAGGCTCCGTACTGCTGGTATGGAAGATGCAACAATCAGTTAAGGAATACAATGTCATACGGAATTAGTAATACAATAAATCTCAGTAATACCATGGCAGGTGGAATAGGTACTAACGCATTATCGCAAATTACTATTAGTGGTCTTACTACTGCCGGTAGCAGTGGTTATTCTGCATTGTTTGATATGAATGACGAACAGCGATATGGTCCACACATCAAAAAATATTCAATATTTGAAAGCACTGAGGATTTGCTTGTATTAGCTTGCACTTGGAGACGTTTACGTGAAGGTAATGCTTCATTGGCTACCGGTATAAAAAACATGCTAGACCAACAATTGTTAGAGTTTATCTCTCCTGAGGATAGACAAGAGGCTACTGAGATACAAGATTACTATAGCAAGAAAATCATGTTGTGGAAGCTTAAAGGTAATCATCTTACAAAATATCGTGAGGATTTGAATCAGTTGATTCATAATGACCCTAAAAAGTTTCGTGAGGAAATGATTGGTATTGCATATTTCTTACCATCATTTAAAGAATATGATGTTGGTCTTGATGCTGTTCGTTGTAATGTAGCTAACGTACCAATGAACAGGACTGACCAGGTTAAAACTACTGAAAGAGTTTTGACTCCAATGAAAAAGTTAGTGCGTAAAACAAAACGAACACATGACTTTCATTACTGGATGAGAACTGAATCCAATCATGGTGTATTGATGACACTTGATGCTAAGAATCCCTTGGTACATATCTGGGATCATTTGTTTGAAACAAAAGATTTACTTTCTATCAATGGTACATTTTTCGCACAATCACGTGACGATTTTGAATACTTTAGTATTAAAAATTGGAGCCTAACAAATATTTGACAATAAATGGATACTCTGCTATACTACGTGTATCAATTAAATTAAGGAACAAAAATGACGATTAAGCAAAAAGCAATTTCACAGACTATCGCAATTATCCTAGGTATTGTTGGTGGTTCACTTCTACTGAATGTAGTACTTTTCTACACACCCACTATCGTGTTGCAATATACATTTGGTATCGCCCTTATAGGATTTTTGGTATATGGTATATACGGTGTTGTTTTATCAAGACTTGAGTATACTGAAAAATTGGAACAAATTAATTCCAAAACTTGACAATAAATGGTTTCTCTGCTATAATACTTGTATTGATTGATTGAAAAGGGGTTTTTATGTCAACGATTCGTGTTGTGCGTGGTGAGTATCGTAATATGCCAGTAATGAACGAAACTTTTACACTTGTCAAGGGTTTCCAGACAGGTGCAAAAGGTGGTTATGTGACAGTGAAAAATGAGGGACATTTCCCTGTAGGCGGTGAAGATGTTCGGGTCAAAGTGTCCGACATTCATCAAATTGAATTTTTAGATGGAGAAACTGTAATGGCAGATGCTATTCAATTTAAGACAAAAGAAGTTAAAGCACCCGTAGTCAAAGAATCTGACGAGGAAGCAATGAATCGTATTGCTACTCGCTTTCAGGTTCTTGATGAAATGTCAAAAGCGGCTATCAATGGTGATATTCGTGCGATGATTGTATCAGGTCCCCCTGGAGTTGGTAAGTCATATGGTGTTGAAACACAACTTGAAAAGGCAAGTCTTTTTGACAAGCTTGCAGGTAAGCGTGTTCGCTATGAAGTTATCAAAGGTGCGATGACCGCACTTGGTTTGTACGCTCAGTTGTACAAATACTCGGATCGTAAAAATGTCTTAGTGTTTGATGATTGTGATAGCGTGTTTGCCGATGACTTGTCATTGAACATTCTGAAGGCTGCACTGGATTCAGGTAAGCGTAGACGCATTTGCTGGAATAGCGATTCTAGCATGTTGCGCCGTGAAGGTATCCCTGATAGTTTTGACTTTAACGGTACTGCTATTTTCATTACAAACTTGAAGTTTGAAAATGTGAAAAGCAAAAAGTTGCAGGATCACTTGGAAGCATTGCAAAGTCGTTGTCACTTTCTTGACCTGACTATCAACAATGAACGTGACAAAATGTTGCGTATCAAGCAGGTGCATCGTGATGCTGACGGTGGT